CTAAATTTCCCCCTTATGGTTAAGGGAGAATAATGTAACAACATTATTCGATGTCTACATCTTAAAGTTTTCTCACATAGAAGCATATGACTGCTTTTCTACGTAAGTTCCTTGAACAATTTGATCCAATTCTAGAGTAGAAAGATTCTTCTTTAGAATTGAACCAATACCATTTAGTGTATATGAATCTTCTAATGTTGAGGATCCATAATACACTTCCTGTGTATTGTTGATTAATTTGAATCCATCTACCAATATTTTACCAATTTCAATTAAAGATTGAATTTTGTTTCTATCTTTATTGAAAATGTTATCAATATTTATATCACAAATTTCTTTAGATATGTTGTGAAGATCATTTAGGTCTTCTAATTCAACATTCTTAAATTTTGTGATTGTGTTGTAGATGGCAAGGAAAACAGGATTAAATCTTAAATCATTTTTATCACTATAAGTAAACTTTTCAAGTACTACTTTTGGTGATGAAATAATTTTTAGATTCATCTGTAAAATTCTTGTTGCTAGTCCTTTCGAAAGGACCCTTTTTAATTCAAAAAGGATTGTCCTCTCATCTGGAATCATGTAGTTTTCATTAGTTATATTCAGACTAAATAATTTTCTTAAATTATCGTATGAGTAATAACCAAAGACTACATCTAGCATCAAGGAGAAATTCTTTAACGATTTAATCATTTTGTTATTAAGTTTAAAATATTTTTTATTTTTAATTAATAACTTATGATAAAGACATATAACCAAATCTACTAAAGAATTGGTCCTACTTGGATTAAAATTATTCTTGATTTTAAAATAATCATATAATATTGTGAAAACAATATTTGGGTTATTTATATTTCTAAGAATACCTCCAAGAGGAAGTCCAGTGATCTCACGGTTCTTATCTCATTGAATTCATCTTTTTGCAAATTCATATGTGTTCTTTGACACATGTGTTTTTTGTTCAGATAATTCAACTCCAAGACCTTTAATAATTTCAATATACTTCTGGGCAACTTTATCGTTTTTAATAACGATATCGTCACCAAGAATAATATACTGATTAAAGTTCTTGTAGCCGCAAAGTTGTGCACAATAGTACACAACTAAGTGGTGAGTAAGAGTAAAAACACTTCAAGAAGAATATGTACCCATAGGTTGACCAGTTGAATATTTCAACTCGTAACCTTCTGGTGTAGTAAAACTTCTTGAATTCAGAATAGATTGTCAGCTTTGAGCTAATTCCATATGGAATATTCTAGCCATAAGCCTTTTCTGTAATTCTACAGGAAATCTATCTGTTGCTGAACTTAAGTCTAATGATCAGAATTTCTCATTATTAATCTCTCATTTATTAAATGGAGATTGAGTATAAGTTCTATCCATATCAATATTATGAAGTTTCTTCATAATTATTGTATGGATAGGTTTAAGATATAATTGAGTAAAGTAATCACTTATCGCAATTATTCTTAACTTACACTCCGGATCTTTAACAAAAGATATTTTCCCCAAAGTTTTTAATTTTGGAGTGATATTATTGTTAAAGGCTTCCGAATAATTCTTACAGAAGAAATCTCCACCTTCACTTGTTGTTATTTTCAAAATATAATCCATCATTGGATATGAAAAATTCAACAAGTCTTTCTGACTTGATAAAGTTGCAGGACCACTTGGTCCGGCTTTTGTTGAAAGATATACATCTTTCATCTTATCAAATTCAGGGTGTGGAGATTTTAACTTGAAATCCTTAACAAATTTGTTGATGATACCAGATGGTATAATGTGGATCATTTTTGATTCATCAGTTATACTTTTATAATCTGGTTTTATCTTCTTTCATTCTTTATCTGTTAAATCTCAACTTCTAGTGAAGTTTAAGATTGTAAACAGATATTTTAGTGATTGAAGATTACCATCAACTAATGGTTTAAGGAAAGAGAAAACTTTTGGTCATCCTTCATGATCTATTCCAATCATCATATCATTTATAAAAAGAGGTTGTCCACATATGTACTTAGTACAATGTAAACGTACTCTTTTTAGATATTTGATTGTATAGATTGTACCATGATTTTTTATTAATTTAAAAATTAATTTAAAAAGTGGACGAAGGATTTTTGATGTATCAATCGAAGGGAATATTATTATCATTATCCGTCAAAGGATTTTGATATAACTTTTCTTCATTTGGTATATTAAAAATTATACGTAAGGTGTATAAACCTTGGTTGGTAACCCAACTACATACAGATTCTGTATATGTTGGACCAATCCAAACCATAGAGATACGGATTCTAACCGATTCTTTACTGGTTAATTAATCACAAAAGATTAATTAAGTCCTATGGGACAATTTAAGGT